CGACCATCCAGTTTGAGAGCAATGGCAACATCAGCTTGTGTGATTTCTTTGAGCGAACAGATGAGATCACCTACCCCAACGTTGGCTACTCAATTGCAGCAGGTCGTCCAGACACATACACTGTGACTGCTGGCGATGGCATCTACCATGGCTACCACAAAGCAGAACCTGCTCGCGCACGAGTATTGCTTAACAACCAAGTGGCCCCAACGTCAACCACACTAACGTTTAGTGCAATCACCGAACGTGCCATCAAGATTTACTACTCAGCCTACCGCTTTACTGGTAGCGCAGTGGGTGAAGCAAACTATGCGTCAAACGTAAGTGCTGGACGTCAAGGTGTGATCACGCTAACATCGGGGGTCAGCACAGTTACTATTGTGGACGACTTCAGTGAAGACAATGGTCCAATTGGGTTGACGTTTACTGCCACTGCTACACCAACACTAATCACCCTGAACTACACTACAACAAACCGGTCAGGGAACAATGTCCTATTCAAATACAGAATCGAGCGTATGATCTAATGTGGTTTTCCGTTAAACCGGAACAGCGTATCATCGAATGGCGAAAATGGAGGAACAGCCTGGCAGGCTTGCCAGCTGAGCAAGTCCTAGTTGAAGTAGCCAAAGAGTGGGCGCGTGTTCCCCAAGTAATGCACTACCTGTCACCTGACTTGCCAGACGGGTGGCCCACTGCTTGGCAGCTGATACACAACAATGTCTACTGCGATCTCGGCATCGTGCTGGGCATGTTCTACACGGTTGCCCTGCTTGAGCATCCAGACTTGCCAGACCCTGAGATACACATCTACAGAACACCAGATGGTTGGAGCAATTTATCATCGGTGGCCTCGGGGAAATATGTTCTTAATTACGATGTGGGGGCTGTCGTAAATAGTCAACGTATTTCAAAAACGTCGGAGTTGATCTTTGTGTATTCAAAGGTTGATCTTTTCGCCAAATTTAACTAATATGTAACAATCAAGATAGGATAGTAGCCAATGGGTAAAATATTTGTCATCAAGAGAGACGGTCGCAAAGAAGAACTAAACCTAGAGAAGCTACACCGAGTGGTCTTTTGGGCAACCGAAGGAATTACAGGTGTGAGCGCCAGTGAAGTAGAACTAAAGAGTCAAATTCAGTTCTACAACAATATTGCCAGCAATGACATTCAAGAGACAATGATCAAAAGCGCAGCAGATTTGATCAGCGAGGAGACGCCAAACTACCAACACGTTGCAGGCCGCCTCATCAACTACCACTTGCGCAAGCAAGTTTACGGACAATACGAACCATGGCATATCCTTGATGTTGTGAAGAAGAACACCGACGCTGGCTACTACGAGCCGGACCTCATTGGATGGTATAGCGAAGATGAGTGGGACAAGCTAAACAGCTATATCAAGCACGAACGTGACGAAGACCTAACCTATGTTGCAATGGAGCAACTACGTGGCAAGTATCTAGTGCAGAACCGTGTCACCAAGACAGTTTACGAAACACCGCAGATTGCATACATGCTGATTGCCGCCACACTGTTTCACAAGTATCCAGCAGCAACACGCCTGGCTTGGGTCAAAGACTACTACGACGCAATCAGCAATCACGACATCAGCCTGCCCACACCAGTTATGGCAGGCGTGCGAACACCGCAGCGACAGTTCAGCAGTTGTGTTCTCATTGAGACAGATGACAGCCTAGACAGCATCAATGCTACCAGCAGCGCAATCGTAAAATACGTGAGCCAGAAGGCGGGCATTGGAATTGGAGCCGGCAGCATCCGCGCTATCAACAGTCCTATTCGCAACGGAGACACTGCCCACACTGGCGTGATTCCGTTTTTCCGTTTGTTTGCTGCCGCAGTCAAAAGCTGTAGCCAAGGTGGTGTGCGCGGTGGTGCAGCAACCCTTTACTATCCAATCTGGCACTTAGAAGCAGAGGACCTGTTGGTGCTGAAGAACAACAAGGGCACCAACGAAACACGCATTCGCAACATGGACTACGGCGTTCAGCTCAACAAGCTGATGTATGAGCGCTTGTTGTCAGGCGGCAACATCACGCTGTTCAGCCCTAAAGACGTGCCCGGCCTCTACACCGCGTTCTTCAATGATCAGGACCGCTTCAAAGAGCTTTACGAAGCTGCTGAGAAGAATCCCAAGATCCGCAAGAAGACGCTGAAGGCCATTGACCTGTTCAGCAGCTTTATGAGCGAGCGCAAGGACACTGGACGCATCTACCTGCAAAACGTTGACCACGCTAACACACACTCGCCGTTTGACGAGAAGCTGTGGCCCATCAAGCAAAGCAACCTATGCGCCGAGATCGACCTGCCCACACGCCCACTCAACGACCTAAATGACGGTGCATCAAAGCAACGAATCAGAGTCTCAAAAGAAAAATACAATGAGTTCCTGGAATACAAAAAACAAATGGGTGGAACATTGCTTAGAAAAAATGCCGATTAACGACAGTTAGTGTGCATTTGTATAAATACTCTAAATAGAGCAGGAGTATTTAACATGGAATATGTAGGATTTATTTATATGTGGACAAACATTGAAAACAACAGGAAATATATAGGGTCGCATAAAGGTAATATCGACGACAGCTACATTGGATCTGGCAAAAGGTTTAAGAATGCGGTTAAAAACATGGCATTGAAATGTTTCGACGTAGTATATTAGAGCTAGTATTTGACCAAAAGTTGTTGATAAAAACAGAACAAAAATATCTAGATTCTATGTTTAAGGTTGACCCAGACAGTTACTATAATATTTCGCCACAAGCAGGCGGCGGGGATTGCGGGAATGGTGCTAAAATTTCTGCTACTAAAAGGGCAAATCCAAAACCAAGTTGGTTTAAAGGAAAATCGCAGTATGTAAGGGTAATCGAAAAGTTGTCTGATGAATGGGAAGTAGTATCTCCAGGCGGAGAAAAAACTACAGTTAAGAATATGGCGGAATTTTGTCGAATACACAATCTAAATCCGTCGGCAATGAGTAGCGTTGCCCGGGGTAATCGACGACACTTCAAGGGATATTTTTGTAAAAAAATATCAAACAACAGAAATGTAGAATATATCCATCGTAAATGGGTTAGTAAAGGGCATACCTCTAAAGCTAATTTTGGTAGTAAAAATGGTCAAAGCCAAGCAATTACAATCAATGGAGTATTTTACGAAACTATGAGCAGTGCATCTAGAAATTTAGGAGTAAGCATGTATAAAATTAGAAAGTGGAAAAATGAAATACTACAATGATGAAAAATGGTTTGAGCTTGTTAACGAAAACGAGCCAGAAGACCATGAAAACTACGTCTATCTAACTGAATTAGTGAGAGATGAATCAATGGCCTCGATCGCACTGTGCACACTGAGCGCAGTAAACTGGGGCAACATCAAAACACCAGCTGACTTTGAGCGCGCTTGCCGCCTTGCAGTTCGCGGGCTTGATGCACTGTTGGACTACCAGGACTATCCTGTTCGTGCAGCACGTGAAAGCACCATTGACTTCCGTCCGCTGGGCGTGGGTATCATCAACTTTGCCTACTTCCTGGCCAAGAACGACCTCAGCTACAGTAACCCAGCAGCACTGGCAAAGGTGGATGAATATGCCGAAGCTTGGAGTTACTACCTGCTAAAAGCCAGCGCAGATCTTGCAGTAGAGCAAGGGCCTTGTCGCCTGTTTAACGAGACCAAGTTGGCTCGTGGCATTGTCCCATGCGACACTCGCAAGATTGAAGTTGACGAACTGGTGCCACACGTTGAGCGCATGCCTTGGGCAAGCCTACGTGAGCAACTGGCCGCAACTGGCATTCGCAACGCAACGCTGATGGCGCTTATGCCCAGCGAGACCAGCGCACAGATTGCCAATGCTACCAACGGCATCGAACCACCGCGCAGCTTGATCAGCGTCAAGCAAAGCAAAGATGGTGTTCTCAAGCAAGTGGTGCCTGAGTATCGCCGTTTGAAGAACAAGTATGAGCTGCTATGGGATCAAAAGAGCCCAGAAGGTTACCTCAAGATTTGCGCAGTTCTGCAAAAGTGGATCGACCAGGGCATCAGCGTCAACACCAGCTACAACCCGGTATTCTTTGAGGACGAGAAAATCCCAATGAGCACCATGTTGCAGCACCTGCTGATGTTCTACAAATACGGTGGCAAGCAACTCTACTACTTCAACACCTACGACGGTGCCGGCGAAGTAGATCTTGACAAGTTTGCTCCTCAGGCTGTAGTATTAGACAATGCCGCCGTGGTAGACGAAGACTGCGCGGCTTGTGTGATCTAAGGCAATAGACTTGACGGGAAGAACAGACTTTGTTGAAACGTGGCTTGAGGAAATGCCCTCAGGTCTAGGAAGTTTTGACACAGTTGACAAACTCAAGTATAGCATCAAAGACAGGCTTGCTCATGATAGTAAGCCTGTCGATGTTGCTCCTGGTGTTAAGAAGATCGTTGGCCAAGAAACCATGTATTACTGGGTTGAGGTCAACGGCGAAATAGCACTGGGCATGGAGATGCTGATTCGTCCACAAGGACTGGTGGTAACATTGAGCGGCAAGGACAGCAAGTTTAGAGGGCGCAAACCATATGCAAGCGATCTTTATACGCTGGTCCTCAAGGACAACCAAAAGTCCTTGCGCTTGATAAGTGATCAATCACTGAGTGACGAGGGCTATGGCATCTGGAAGCGACTGTTTAACGCTGGGCACAAGATCAGCGTGTATGACAGAGAAGCCCCAGGCAAGAACTTTACAACACTCACCTCAATTGAGGACATGAACCAATACTTTGCAGATGACGATACTGACTTCAAACGATACCAATTTGTGTTAAGCGAATCTGGCGAAATGCTAGCAGAAACAAGAACACACTTCCACATTCGCCGACACCGAGAACTAATCCCAGGACTACTATGAAAATTAACGAGATTGTAACTGTCTACAATGTAGAGTTTCCAAAAGACCAAGTGATTGATTTGTTGAAAAAGACACAACAAATTGGTCACTTGGACAATCTTGCAGTCCATCATGCAACACTAAACAACGACCATATTCTAATACTAACCGACAACAACAATCCTGCAGCGTATGCTGGGTTCATTAGCAGAAAAAACAACACCATATGGCAAGCAAAGAATGCACAGACTTACGATCCCTACAAAGGAAAGAACTTGGTAGCCAAGTTATACAAGTTTGCAATGAGTCAATTTGATGTTTCTTTGCAAAGCGACATGGAACAAACGGCCCAGGCTAAAAAGTTGTGGACGCAGACACTACCTGGGATTGGCGTCAAGCCAATGATACTTGACGTTGAGACTGAAAAATACATCGACCCAGCTACGGTAGACGTTGACAAGTTTGTGTATTCAAATAAAAGGTATTGCTGGATTGTTGAATCATCTGGTTATTACAACGAAATTAACATGCTGAGAGAAAATTCCTTGTTGTTGCAAAACAACCTGGGCAGATGGTATATAGAAGAGAAAGAAAAAGAATGAGCAGCGTATTTGACGTAACCAACCGCAGTAACCACGTGGACAACTTGGCCTTCTTGGACCCAAGTGGCGGCGTGACCATTCAGCGTTACGACACCATGAAGTATCCCAGCTTCGACAAGTTCACTGACAAGCAACTTGGATTCTTTTGGCGCCCGGAGGAAGTAGACATCTTCCGCGACGCCAAGGACTTCAAGGCGCTGACAGAACACGAGCGTCACATCTTTACCAGCAACCTCAAGCGCCAAATTCTGCTTGACAGCGTTCAGGGTCGTGCGCCGGTTGAAGCGTTCAGCCCACTGGTCAGCTTGCCAGAGCTGGAGAACTGGATCCTTACCTGGACGTTTAGCGAAAGCATTCACAGCCGCAGCTATACACACATCATCCGCAACGTCTACAGCGACCCAGGCAAGATCTTTGATGAGATGATGGACATCAATGAGATTGTGGACTGCGCACAAGACATCAGCAAATACTACGATGACTTGATTGAGCTCGGCGGCTGGTATAACCTGCTGGGCAAAGGCACCCACACAGTCAACGGCAAGAAGATTGTTGTGGACCTCTACGAGCTGAAAAAGCTGCTATGGCTTGCGTTGATGAGCGTGAACATTCTTGAAGGTGTTCGCTTCTATGTTAGCTTTGCATGTAGCTGGGCGTTTGCAGAAGCCAAGAAGATGGAAGGCAACGCCAAGATCATCAAGTTCATTGCGCGTGACGAAAACCTGCACCTTGGCAGCACTCAGCTATTGCTGAAGACGCTGCCCACTGACGATCCAGATTACGCCAAGATTGAAGCAGAGTGCCAACCCGCTGCCATCAAAATGTTTACTGACGCAGTGGACCAGGAAAAGGCATGGGCACACTACCTGTTCAAAGACGGCAGCATGATTGGCTTGAACGAGCAACTGCTGAACGAATACGTTGAGTATATCGCTGCTCGCCGCATGGAAAAGGTCAACCTTCCACGCGTCTACAACCAAAGCAGCAACCCGTTGCCATGGACCCAAAAGTGGATCAGCGGAGCAGACGTGCAGGTGGCGCCTCAGCAAACGCAGATTTCGAGTTATACAACCGGTGCAGTTGTCCAGGACGTAGACGAAAACAGCTTCAAAGGGTTTAGCTTGTAATGTGGACCACGCCTACCACAATCACAGATAAACTAATCAGCATAAGTAGGCAACTTGATTGTGGTTGGGTAGGGGCAGTCCCTGTTAAAAGTGAGTCGGCGTTCGAAATCAATAACTGTCACAACAACGTGAAAATTCAAACCGCAGTGTATGGCGGATCAGCGGTAGTTGGATGGTATTTTTTAGAAGGATTTGACACAATACAAGCTATTAGACACACCGTATGGGAACATAATGGCTTGATTGATGTTACGCCATACGTCGATGGCAGGCAATATATAATGTTCGGCCGAAGCAATCAACAAGTCAATGATTATTCAATAAGTAACTGTTATTCTCACTCTCTTGCTAAATACTTGATGCAGGAGACTGAAATAATGTATTATATATATCAAATAGTAGATCCACGAAATAATAAACCTTTTTATATAGGAAAGGGAACAGGACGCAGGGCAAAAACACATCTCTGGGAAATTCCTGAAACAAGAAATGTATACAAAGAAAATAAAATTGCTGCTATTAGGAAAGCAGGGTTTGAACCTGTGATTGAATACATTGCAGAAAATATCATTGACGAGCAACTGGCATATGATATAGAAAAGATTTTAATAGCAAAATACGGAAGAAAAGGATATGATGACGGTGGAATATTAACCAATGTGTGTCCAGACAATCTCCCACCTAACCATAAAGGTAAAACATACGAAGACATTTATGGTAAAGAACGGGCTGCTGAACAGCGTGTCATTAGGGCTCAAATACAAAAGTTGCGCGGCGGGTATGGACCTAAAATACATTCCGAAGCCACGCGAATGAAACTAAAACAAGCATCGGCTGGCATCAACAATGCAATGTGGGGAAGAACACAGTCTGCTGAAACTAGAAAACTAATTGGTGAAAAAGCAAAGTTGCGTGTTGGGAAAAATAACAAAAAAAGCAAGCATTACATGTTGGTCTCACCAACCAATATAGTGTATGATTTAGTCGGCGGCGAACTTGCAGATTTTTGTGCTGTTAATAATCTAAGCCTGTCAACGTTGCAGAAACAAATTCGGGCTGTGAGCCCTGCGTCTCCGCCGAAGTATGGCAAAACTGCAGGATGGCTACTTAGAATAATAAACAAAGGGGTTGTTAACGCATGACAAACGAAACCATAGTATGGAGCAAGGACAACTGCCCCTATTGCACCAAAACCAAAAACATGTTGAAGAGCAAAGGTATTCCCTTTGAAGAACGCAACATCAGCAGCGATCCACAGTGGACAAGAGAAGCACTGCTGGAAGCAGCGCCACATGCCCGCACCATGCCACAGATTTGGATGCATGGCGAGTATGTAGGCGGATGTGATCAGCTGGAAAAGTATTTCGTTGACCACGGGATGTGGCTGCACTAAATGCGCGTTCTGGTAATTGGTGATAGCTGGGCCGGCGGCGAATTTGCGCGAGACCATAGCAGCGTTGAACCGGTTCTGGTTCGGTTGTTAGAAAATGATGGGCACACTGTGATCCAGCAATACAACCCTGGCGACAGCGATATCCCTACCATCGAATCCGTGCGTGAGCACTTCAACAATGTTGACCGCATACTGTTCTTCAAAACCGAAACTTGCAGGATGATTGGCAATAATTGGAACGAAAGCTATTACAACCAGGTGGCAAGCCCAGACTGGCCAGCATTTGGCGAGCTGATCAACCTTGATCTGCAAACTGGAATCTCTCGTCAGACTCGCCTGGACATGAAGAAATGGGTCATGGGTCGCCTGGTTGACTTCGTTATGATGATGGGAGTGACAGACGACATCAACACGTTGTTTGAAAGCTTGTCCCACCGTCATGTCCACAGCGAGCTTGAGCTTTACAAGGACAAGATTGTGATGCTGGGCGGCCTAGAAGACCTGCGCCTGGTCACAAAATACGATTACCGTTTGAGCTATCGTGGCAGCATAGACAGCGTGATCAACTTGCTGCTAGACAAGGACGGCCCACCGCGCGGCTTCGACTGTCATGCGCCCCAAGCAGTGGTTATCAAGGCGTTGGCCGATAGGTTTCTAACCGGCGAGCATCACAGCAAGATCTTACTAGGACTGTTTGACTTAATGGCCAACACAGTCAACATCAACGAAGAAATGAGAGACCACCCTAAATACTTCTACCCCGACGGCGTTCATCCAAACCGCGCTGGCATAATCAAATACTACCAACACATCAAGGAAATCATGTAATGCTACTATCAAAACCATACAACTCAGGCGACGTCCTAAGTTTCAAAATCACAACCGGTGAGGAAATCATTGCTCGCCTGGTTGAAGAACGGGCCGACGGCTACGTTATCAGCAAGCCACTCACGCTGGTGCCAGCACCAGAAGGCTTGGCAATGACCCAAAGCGTTTACAGCGTGGACGTGAAAAACCACAACATCACACTCAACAAAGGTGCAGTGATGATGGTGGGCGCAACACGCAAGGAGATTGCTGACAGCTATATCCAGGGCACCAGTGGGATTGCACCAGCCAGCAGCATGCCAGGGCTACGCCTCTAATATGGAAGAGCGCAAGTGCTACACCATGTGGTTTAAGATGTCCAACACCAGTGTTGCTGGCGGCAAGGTGGTATGGCACACCGCCGACGAATTGGTGCTGCTGACGCTCAAACACAGTAACCTGTTGCTCAAGTCCGTGCCCAAAGGCGAATGGCCCGAGCTGGAAAAATACAACCACCAGAGGGTAGACTTAGAATGACTTAACCTACTGTCTTGGATATGCAATTTGCAAGTGATAGCTTTTGTTTAACAGCAGGATTGTTGAGGGCCAAGTGCATTGCGCTAACTGCATTCTTACTTCTAGATTTGCGCTGGTCAGAAGTTAACTCTGCCCAATGGCGCTTTAGCCCGTCGCTCATAGCAGTAGAAACTATGTTGTTTGTGTCAGTTATGTTTAGAAAGTCCTCCCGGTCTTTGACTTTCATCTTTTTGAGAACAGCATTCTCCCACATCTTTGCTTTTTCTGGGTATTCGAATCTTTTTCTAACTTTAACAATATCGGGCTCTCCATACTCCTCTCGAAATGCTTTTACATGCTTCGACGAAGTAAAGTATTTCTTCTACAGGTCAGTAGGATGACATCCTTTACCAAATCTCACGCCATAACAATACTTCTGGTGTTGAGACCATCCTATTAGGTAGGTGTAGGGAGTATAAATATTCATGCTGATGGTTCCGATAAACTGTTAGAGTAGCCGAGCATGTCCAGTGCTGCGGGCTACATTTATTTACCTAATAGGTTGACTTCTGGAGAAATCCATGCTAAATATACTTGTAACGTTGAAGCGTGACAATGATGTTCAAGACCCGGGGGCGGCACCCGGCACCTCCACCAAAAGCAGATAATGTCTGTTTCTGCTGGGGGTGATGCAGGCTCGATTGAATATGAGAGTTACGTGGAGTCACCGGGATCTAAGCGCCGTTACCGCGAAGAAAATGACAACTGCAAACACAAACGCAGCACCTGAGGCTTTCGCTCTAGCAGCATAAGCTTCATGGGTATGAGCTCCACCTCGAAACAGAACGGGCTCGCCAAATCTTTCAAAAATAGCTGTTGACACCAAGTTCTTCTCGTGCTATGTTAAATACATAGAGCAAAAAGGAACATGCCATGTCGCTACCCCGAGTGCCGAAAGACGTCAATCCCAATGCAGACCTGATCAAAGCTTTCCTGGAAAAGGGCGGCAAGATCACCCGGGCAGAGACCAAGCCCATGGCAAGCGAGCTGGGCATCAGCAACAACACCTGGAACCAGAAGCTTACCCGCAGCGAGAAAGCTGCCAAGAAGTAAATTCAGCGGGCTGCGATAAATAGCTGTAGCCATCCAGGAGACAGCTATGCCCGACACTACCGACACCCAAATTGACAAATCACCTACCGCACCACCAATTGACGTGTTCGAGCTTGGTTTCAGACTGTTTGGCAACGAGATATTTGCCATGTCAGTTACCAGCCAAAGCAGGGTCAAGAACTGGGCATTCTTCGGTGTGCTCACGCTAGTGGTTATCACTGTGCTGGTTGCCAACCTAGGCCCAGAATTGGTCAACTTGTTTGAGCAAATGCAGTCGTTCGTTCCACCAAATAGCCCTTGACATCCACCACGTTCTGTGCTATGCTGTAAAGATGTAGCAGGAGATCGCACATGACGATGAGTATGGTTGGACCCTATCTGTCCACTACCCAATATCACAGGCGCAAGAAGGCGCCCAATGTTCCACAAGCCAAGGCGCTTGCCAAGCATGAGGCCTGGCTCAAGGCGCGCGGTCTTGACGACGAGAGCCTGAAGAAAAAGCTCAAAGTTGACCGCAAGGGCCGTCGCCCGGGCATCAGTGACATTCCAGACTACAGCACTGGCCCAAGAGTTACTAGCGATGTTGTTCCTGGCAGCGGCACCGCTCGTGCCGAGAAGCGTTACACCGGTGACGAGCTTATGGGCATCGGCACCATGCACAAGAGCAACGCGGTGCCGGTGCGCAAGGACAACCCAGAAGCAGCCCGCGATCTAGCCAGTATGAGGCGCTAGTGTTTTTCAATATCAACAGAGCCCGACACGTCTTTGGGATGACGCTGCACTTCGTCAACCACGGATGGTGTGTGAGCACCGACGCCGGTTGGACCACGTTCGAGTCGTTCAACGACGGCGTTAGAACGCTGCACATTGCCAAGGGCTACTGCGACACCATGAGCCTGCGTGACGCTGCGCTACACAGTGATCCGCGGTCGTTAAGCGGCAACTTTGCCGTGATCAGGATCACTGGCACTCGAATCACAGTGCTGCACGACCGCAACCGCGGCTTCCCACTGTGGCATCTTGGCAAAGAGAACACCATCAGCAACATGCCTTGCACCGACCGCGAAGCTGTTAAAATCCACAGTGACACCACCGTCAGTGCCACGCCCGACACTGTTGAGATCTCACACTTTGATCCATACTACCTTGAAGAGGCTGTGCCCCAAAACGACTATGAGGCCACCATTGAATACCTGCTGGCTCTGTTGAAATCCAAAGCAGAAGGCCTGTGGCAGTTCAGCACCGCACCTGTTAAGTCGTTCATCAGTGGCGGCCTCGACAGCATGTTGGCCTATGCGCTAACCAAAGACTTTAGCGAACCAATCAGCTACACTCATTTCGAGCGCGACCGCTTTTGGTTCAAGTGTGGCAACAGCATACAAGAGTCGCATTGGGGCTACCAACAAATCCATCACTGGCTTGAACCAACTGTGCTCACAAGCGGAGCAACCGGAGACGAGATGTTCTTGCGCGGCCCAGCCGCTGTTGGAATGTGGAGCGCCTGGCACGCCACCGAACTGCGACCTACTGGATATCTAAACACCAGCAGCTACCATTGGCACTACTTTAGTCGTCGCAAGAATCGCAAGGTCCTAGACCTCCATTGGGGCAACAAGGACAACCTGTTGAAGGAATATCCAACCAGCGAGAGTCTTGACGCACAACTGCTCAACATGACAGTGAACGACTACCAACATTGGCACCTGGGTAACACACTGACCTGGACACCGTTCAAAGACATCCGCATCCTGCGCGCCATTCTGGCACTGCCGGTTGAGGACATCATTGGACAGAGCGTGGATGGCACAGTAGAAAAGGACCTGATTGGACGTCTTGCCCCTGAGTTGTTGCCTGCCCTCAACGAATACAAAAACCATAATGAAGGCCACAACCTGGATAAACTTTTTCGCTAAATCGGTTGACACGTCCGCTAGATGTGTTATATTGTTAACTGTAGACAGCGAAACGAAGAGAAAACAACGGAGAAATGACATGAGAAACTTTCGCGACGGCATGATTGGCACCTTGGCACTCTTTCTGGGCATCCTGGTGCTGATGTTCATGCTCAACCCCGATCATCTCGGCAACACGCTGCGGCGGATCGACGACGCCCGGTTCATCCACGTTGACTTGGACAACGGTCCTATCCTGGACTAAACTTGAGAACGCAATTTGCGACATCAAGTCCGACTAAATATAGCATAACACAAAGGAATGCAGCATGAGCTTGATCAACAGCTTCGAAAAGACCGTTGACGAAGAAACTCTTCGTTTGGTAGCGGAGTTCACAGCCCGAGGTGGCACTGTTACCCGCTGCAACACCAGCGAGCGCACCGCTGACATAAACTACACCAATGGTTTCGGTCGGCGCAAAAAGCAAACGCCCGGCACGGTTGACGAAGCGTAATACGCACAATCAGGTTGACAGACAAGCCAGTTAACTGCTATATTGAACAACTGCGCTAGAGATGGCAAATGGGGAGCCTGGGCGCTCATAACGCCTTCCCGTAAGGGCAAGTCAGTTCGATTCTGGCCTCTAGCACCATCATTCAAAAGGAAAACAAATGACACTTTCTTTCGATCCAAAAGATTCATACGTGGACATGATCATGAAGCTGTCGGACGCCAAGGTGATCCGCTTCTTCAATGAAATGGGCATTGACATCGATCTCGATCGCGTAGTTGGCATAGAAGCAACACTTGCCGATCTCAAAGCAGAGCTTGAAGCACTCTTTGGCGTCTTCGATGACGATGATGACGACGACGATGACGGCGACGATGACGACATGGACGACGACGATGACGACATGGGCGACGACGATGACGACATGGGCGACAACGACAAGTAAAGAATAAGGGCGTATGGTGAAATTGGTAGCCGCGCTGCACTTAAAATGCAGTTCCCCAAAGGAGTCTCGGTTCGAGTCCGAGTATGCCCACCAAAAACATTCAATGAGGTAATCATGTTTTCAAGAGAAGAGCTAGCCGAGAAGCTGAAGACCGGCGTCTACAACGTTAAGTTCACCAAGGTGGACGGCACCGAGCGCGTTATGCCATGCACACTGGTAGAAAGCTATCTGCCACCGGCCAAGGCAGAAGACCCGATGTCGCTGAAGAAGGTGCGAGAAATCTCGCCCGAAGTGATGAGCGCGTGGTGTGTTGATGTGGGTGGCTGGCGGTCGTTCCGTGTGAAGTCTGTAATATCAGTCGACCCGCTGTAATCTGATAAATAAGTGTCAATCGCGATATTACAGTATCCATTGACTCTGTGATAGCAAGGATCACAGCCATGTATTTACCAGTTCACTATTATGTAATACGCATATTTACGAGATGACGGAACCCATATTACATTGGAAAAGGCATAGGACGGCGCACCTGGGTTAAATCTAGCCGCATTGTAAACCCACCAGTTGATATGCAGAAGATTGTCATAGTTGCATCTGGACTTAATGACATAGGCGCGCTAGCCATTGAGCGCAGACTTATACGCTGGTATGGCCGCATTGACTTAGGCACGAGCATATTGAGAAATAAAACCGCCGGCGGTGATGGATCAGCCGGAACCATTATGTCTAAAGAAACAAAACTAAAAATGTCCGCAGCAAACAAAGGCAAACCAAAGCCAATGGGGTTTGGTGATAAAGTTAGGGCAAAGGTCTCTGGAGAACTAAACCCGAGATTTGGTAAGACTGGAACACGACTCGGAGTAAAAGAAACTAAGGAGCAATGTCAAGCTAAGTCTGCACGGTATCTAACTGCTCCGCACCCAATGACCGGGTCGTTTTGGATAAACAACGGATTCACTAACAAGAAGATGTCGGCTGAATCTACTATTCCAGATGGTGGGCATAAGGGTCGGCACTTCGATATAAATCCGCGTTACAGAGCCGCTCGACAGCTAAATACTGGATGAAGATCCGCGACATCATTGAAGCCAGTGAATACCAGCCACCTGTCTTGCGCAAAGGCGACGAAGTCAAGGTGGGCAAGTTCAAGAACCGCAAGGCTGAGATCACTGGCTTTGACACTGACGAACATGGACAGCCTGTGCTGAAGACCAGCAAAGGTGATCAAAAACTGTTTAAGCCTAGAATCAGCAAGCTGGAGCCTAAGTTGAACGAACGGACTGAAGATGAAGTAGGCAGTGACGAAATCAGTCTTGTGATCTCAAGTGTGCAAAACATGATTTCCAAGCGCAAGGGTGTGTTTAGGTCGGCTGCTGATCTCTACTATGATGTGCAGTTGGCAGGCAATCTGATCCCTTGGATGGAACAGCACTTTGTTCCAATTTGGGAAAAGCACGGATATCCTCCTATCGGACAACCTGCGTGGGGTGAAGTCGAAGCCGAGTTCATCACCAACTATTTGCAGGGCAAGTAAATCAGCTAAGTGTTTTGGAGTTCGGGCGCGGCTTGCCTTTTTGAGCCAAGGACCTCTTCAGCTTTTCCTCGTCTGACATCGGGCCTCTCTTTATGCCGGTTAGTGCAGCTGATATCTTTTTCTTGTGATCTTCTGATTGTGGTCGGCCACGGCGCGATTCGTATAGCTCGGGCTTTCCTTGCAGTGCCGCTGAGATCTTGCCCCTGTGTTCGGCACTGAACGGTTTTCGTGTGCGCCCTGTCAGGCTGCGACTCATCTTCTCTCTAGTTTCTTCAGAGCAAACCCTTGCCCTCATCTTCTCTCTAGTTTCCTCACTGTGATTCTTTCCCTTGAAGAGAGGACCGCCTTGTCCACCTATTCCTATGTTGTAAGTATCAGGTCTCTTCGCAAAGTCTTCAGTTACAAGCTCTCGTTCTTTACAGTTCATGTCGTTTTCGTTGTCAAAGATGAATAGAATCTCCTTAACAAAGTTTTCCCTGCCGTATTTTTTTATTGCTGCAACGATGCTACGCCCCGACCCAAAGTAATCGTCATTGATATCTAAAGTCTGATGTTTACCAATGTAGGTTTTTTTGTTTATCGTGTTTGTGATTCTATAAATAGTGTATTGCATAGGATTATTTATCATTTCTAGTCTATATCACTATTTCACGCTCGTTGTAGCGATCATCATCAGCGTCTGTGCAGCCTACTACAGCATTGTGGGCCTCACAGCCATCTTCGCTAGTGCGGCGATTCCAATCATCATCATGGGCGCCAGCCTTGAGCTAGCCAAGATCACCGGCGCAGTATGGCTAAAGCTGTATTGGACGCAGGCCACATGGTGGCTCAAACTGTATCTTGTTCCGGCCGTAGCAGTGCTGATGTTGATCACCAGCATGGGCATCTTTGGTTTCCTCAGCAAAGCACACATTGAGCAGACTGCCGTAGCCCAAGATGGCGTTGCGCAGATTGAGCGTATTGACACTGAGATTGCCACACTCAACAATGCTATCACACGCGGTGAAGCTGCTATTGCCAAAGCAGAAGGGTCAACCGGCGAAGCCGATGCAGCTATCCAAGCCAAGATTGACACAGAGACAGCGCGCGTAGAAGGCGCCGCTGCTAGAGCACAGCCAGCCATCGACGAACAGAACGCCATCATTGCCGCAGCTGAAGCGGGTGTAGCCCAACGTGTTGCGGGCTTTGAAGCAGAACTAGCTGCCATTGACAGCAAGCTGGCCAGCCTTGAATCTGCGCTTGGTAGCGGTGATGTAGAAGCTGCACAAACTGTGGTAGGTGTGAAGGCCGACGGCGACCTTGGGCCTGCTACGCAACGTGCTATCACTGCCTTCCGTGAAGCAGAAACCGCCAAGCGAGCTCCGCTGGTAGCCAAGATTGAAGAGATCCGAACAGCACCAAATCCAGCGGTAGACTCTGCCCGCGCAGAGATCAGCCGCCTACGTGGGCTTGTAGAAGCGGAAATAGCAGACAGCAATGCCCTGATCAACCGCCTGCGTAGTCAACTCGGCCAAGGAGATCCAGCCGCTGTAGCCGCCGCTGTTGCAGCCGAAACCGCCAAGATTGAAGCTGCCAATACTAGGATCGCGGCGCTAACAGAAGAGCGTTATGCGCTGGAGATCACAGCACGACAGCTTGAGGCTGAAGTAGGCCCAATCAAATACGTGGCTGAGATGATCTACGGCGAAGCAGACAACACACTGCTGGAAAAAAGTGTGCGCTGGATGATCCTGCTACTGGTGCTGGTGTTTGACCCACTGGCAGTGATCCTTACCCTAGCAGCCATTAGCGGACTTACCACCATGCGTCCCACGCCCAAAACGCCCAACACCGTCACAGTGGAAAAGATTGTGGAGGTGCCGGTCGCGCGCGTGGTAGAGAAGGTAGTGGAAATCCCTGTTGAAGTGCCCGTCGAAAAGATCGTAGAGAAGATCGTTGAAGTGCCAGTGGAAGACACAGAGCGTGTTAGCGAGCTAGCCGCTGAAGTGAAAGAACTGCTGGACAAGGTGGACAAGCAAACTGCCATCATCAAAGGCATGCGTCAGACTGTTACCCCAACGCCTGTTGTTGAAGCTGTAGCCGACGACTTTGAACTAGAGAGCAGAGGCACTGCCAGCTTTGGCACAACATGGCCTGATCATCCTGCCAAGGGTGACTTGTTCCTAAAAGTTGACATTGACCCAAATAAGCTGTATAAATGGAATGGTAAGAAGTGGATTGAAATCGATCGCGGCCGCGTAGACGACACACTGGTGTATGACGTTGAATACATCAAGTGGTTGGTTGACGAAGTAAAGCGTGGTCGTAGAGAATTTGATGACCTTACCGACCAAGAGCAAGCGCAGATCAAAGCATATATTGTGAACCATGGACCAACCAGCTGACCATGTAATAGTGTCGCCGCCTGATCGCTACTTTAGCGATGCCTACACTATTCTCCTGGTGGATGTAGAATGGGGCATGATGGAGCAGATTGTTGAGCCGCTGCGAGCCAGCCCGACTCCACTGGCCATCCACGTTTACCTACCCACTGACAACGAGCCAACCTGGTTGATGGACGTGGCTAACCAGGCCGACATCATACTGCTGGACCTCAACAAGGTCACAAATAACGACCTGCTGAAAGGCCGGCTGATAAGTAAAACTAATACCTGGTATGTGGGCCGGCAGGATCTCAACCCACTGTGGCCACGCTACACTGAAGATCCACTTGCTACTATCATGATTCAACTAGAACAACACATCAACTCAAGAGGGAAAGTATGATTTCCCTCTATGTTTAGCAGATTCTGACATCTTTTCTTTGGCTTCTGGGGAATGTCTTTTGCCTGACACAAGGTCGGACATCTTTTCTCTAAAAAGTTGAGAACGGACCTGGCCTGACGTGCTCCAACGTGTTTTGCCATAAGAGCAGTGTTGATTGGCTAAGTTTGGATTATCCCAGTTCTCATATATAAGCGCCTGTTCAAAATCGTATGCGTCTGCCTTGGCAGTGCCTGTGAAGAACTCAGCTATAATGGTGATGCTGTATTCCTCGAACGGATGACTTAGATGTTTGCTGCTGGTTTTGTATTTGTGCCCAATATCGGCCTCAGCTGGCACCCGGTTTGCGCAGCGATAGCCAATATAGAACTCACCAGATTTGTGGTCTATGCGGTAAACGTATGGATAAATATTCATGCTGTTGTCCTTCCTGACAATAGAGTAGTTGGGGTTGCTGCCCGCGAACTACACAGTTATATGATAGCATGGAGGCTATATTGAGAGACGACAAAGAATTCAAAGTCACCGGCACCGCCATCCTTGTCAAGAACAACGACATTGGCCGTGCGCTGCGCAAGCTCAAGAAGAAGATGCAGATCGAAAAGATCTTCCAAGAGCTGAAAATGCGTGAAAGCTTTGAAAAGCCCAGCCTCGAGCGCAAGCGAAAGCGGGCAGCGGCAGTCAAGCGTTGGCAAAAAACTGTGGCTATGCGCGACAAATAAGGTTGACACTGCTAGTGTATATTGAACAAGACTAAGAGATAATGGTTCTAGAGCATGACGGTCATGCAAGCGCCTCTAAAACGCCCAGATACGGGTTCGAATCCCGCCTGGAGCACCAAAGAAACGCCCGGTAGCGAACACACCAAGGGCAGCATCAAGTTCCGCGAGTGTTACTTGACCATCGACGACGACACCGCGACCTTCGCACCACTTACCCCGGATCCTCAAGGACCGGCTTGAAAACCCGCCCAAGAGTGTGCGAGTGGTAACCACTGAAGGTAAGAAGCTGCGAGTTGCGCTAACCCACAACGAGATCCCACACGGCTTCATCCGTGACCTGGGCAGTGCCTGTGGGCGTTACGTCTTCACCGACATCCGCAGCGAGGTTGACTTGCTGAAGATGAGCATCAACGACATTCGCATCCTGCAACCCAACGAGGCTTACTACAAGATCTACACCACCAGTGTGGACAACTCGCAAAAGATGGATGCCTACGTGGACATTGACGACGAGGGTGATGACTACGAGGACGAGGAGATTGATACAGCGAACTACGAGGGCCTCTACGAAAACTGAGCCAAATTGAAGTAAATAGTTGACATACCCCAGTCCTTCAGCTATACTGTTTGATATTAAGGAGAACTCAATGGCCAGTAAAACTCAGAGTGACGTCGTTGTTAAGGTCCGCACTAAGGTCCGCACTAATGTAGCAACAACCCCGCCTCGCGAACACAAGGTAATCTATCTCAATGACGATTCTACTCCAATGGACTTTGTCATTGAGTCGTTGGTTTATGTGTTTGGTCACAGCGACGAGATTGCTGAGACGTTGACCATCGAAATCCACGAACGCGGCAGTGCAGTGGTAGCAGTGTTGCCGTTTGAAATCGCAGAGCACAAAGGCGTTGAAGTAACGCTGCAAGCCCGCGCGCATGGCTACCCCCTTCAAGTGAAGATAGTGCCCGAATAGTTTCGAGGACCAGTTCCATACTTCCAACCGCTGTTGATCAAGGCTTCTGCATCTTGCGGATCAACGTAACGACGCTCCGTAGAACTATGCACCCACTTCTTGCCGCGGTTGGCTTCGGCAATCTTGTTGGCTTTTTCTTTGCTGCAAGGAGGCCGGACATTCCACCCATCTGTGCCAGCCATAGCTTTGCGCGTAGCTGACACCTTTTCTTTCACCTCAGCAGTGCGTGACACACCTTTGTTCCAGGGAACGCTTTTGCCTTTTTTGGCTAGTGAGAGATTCTTGCGCCACTCGTCTGTAAATGCTTCGCTTGTCCGCCCAGTTTTCTTACCGAAGTTTGGATGATCTTTACCCCGACGAGATTGCATGATTGCGTTGCGTTGCAACTTCAACGACTGGTATACGTGAGAGCTCACTTTGTAGTTGCGTCTTGAGGCGGTGTTCCGACACATCATACGCCATACAGCATACACCATCTTGGTTTTTGCGGCTCCACTGGTCATCCTTATGAGAAGTAAATGACAGACATAGTGCTCTCGTGCTGTAAGTGCAACCAAGTTGGCGGGGCTGTTGTCGCCACCGAGGCTTTTAGGTATGATGTGGTGTTTTTCGTAGTAGATGCCCTCAGTCTTTTTTCTTGACTGTCCTTGGGTTACTATGCTATTGTAGATGTTAGTATATTTGCTATCAATAAATATCACGCTGTTGCTCCTTCAAGCGATAGAGCGGGTAGATGTTGGTAGCATCGTGACCCGCAACTTATTTATCATCAGTGAAAGAAAATAATGCCAGACTGCATGTTCGACCTCGAGACCCTCAACACCAGCCCTGATGCTGTTGTGTTGACACTAGGCGCTGTAAAGTTTGACCCGCGGTCAAACATGATCGACCCCAATGGATTGCTGCTACGCTTTGACGTAGACCAGCAGTTTGCTATGGGCCGCACTCACAGCGAAAGCACCATTGAATGGTGGAGCACACAGTCGGCTGAAACGCAGGAAGCAGCGTTTGGTGGTGTTCGCATGGACGTGCTTGAAGCACTGGACCAGTTCCACAAGTTTGCGTGGAACAGTGATCGCGTTTGGAGCCAAGGCAGCTTCGACGTCAACATCATGGAGCATATGCTGAGTGGGCTCAAGCGTCCATACCCATGGCAGTATTGGGCAGTGCGTGATAGCCGCACACTGTTTGACTTTGTTGACGGTGAGCTGGATCGCAGCAAGCACCACGACGCTATGGAAGACGCCAAGAGCCAAGCGCGTGGCGTTCAAGTGGCGCTGAAGAAGATTGGCTGGACCGGCACTAAGATCCTATGAAGCTGCTGGTTGGGGATAGTCGTGGTGCGCTGCCTGAAATTGCACAGGCGCTAGACCCAACTGCAATTCTGATTGGAAATCACAACTGGCAAGACACGTTTGGGGTGGGCTACACCAGTCTACGTGAGTTTCCAGATAAGTCCATTTTTCTCGAACTGTTGCTTCGCGCAGACCAGATCGAGTATCATCCGCCCCATGATGCTGTTTACAACACAAGCGATATCACCTCAACCCACGACGGGTATGAGCAGTTTCTTGTAACATTGGCCAATATGCAAAAGGCAACACGCCCACCACTGTTGTCGCCAGCAACGTCAGAAATCGCACACAAGCTTCAACGTATGTCCAGACTGGTTGACACTCGTCGCACTGAATGGCCGCAGCTATGGGCAGCAGGATGCAGCATCACCATTGGCGTAGGCGTTGAACCACAGCAACAGTGGGGCGAGATAGTAGCACTTGACCGCAACATGCACGTCAGTTTTCTAGCTTACGGTGGAAGCAGCAATCCCTGGGCCGCAGACCAAATACTGCGCAGTGACATTCGCAAAGGTGACATTGTGGTGTGGGCGCTGACCAACAACGAACGCTGGCACATTTTTAAGCAAGACGGCACGTTTGCCCGTGGCAATCCAGCCAACTACGAAGAGAACCGAGAACTACGGGCCCACATGCCCAAGGCACTGTTGTATGGAGAACCAGACCATTGGGCAGCAAACACAGTGCAATCCATCCTGCAGGTGCAAAACTATTGCCGTCGAGTAGGCGCTGACTTGTTTGTGATTGGTGGCGTGCTCAGCAACAACGAGATCCTGCTCTACATGTATGACAATCCAGTCTACCACCATTTCTACAATCCAGAGTTGGTGTTTACTGTTGACCGCGGCACTGATGGGGTGCATCCAGGCCCGGTGCAACACCAACGCTACGCCGATTTCATCCTCAAGCAAATAGGACAGCGGTTGACACCCAGGCAATCTCATGCTACTGTTAACGTATGACACAAACGTATGTTGACCTTTACAAGCACCTTGAAGCTAGGAAAAAAGCCTTGCGGCTTACGGTCAGCAAGCTAGGAAAAACCAGCGCGCGGCACCGGCGGCAATGGAAAGACCTTTGCACCCAGCTACGGGCGTGGGAGCTCAAAGCAAACGAATTGATCTACGAAGACGTCAGCTGCCGGCGCGAGAAGCGCGAGACTGCCAAGTTCAAAAAGCTGAACGCGGCGCTGAAAGAAATCGAATACGCCCTTGAGGGCAACCTTATGATTTACATGCTCAAAAACGGAGTGAACTAATGCCCACAGCCTATGAATTTGTTGCTGCCATCGAAGCAGACAGCAGCCGCCTTGTCAAGGAAGCCATTGTTAAAGAAGCCATCAACAGTGGCAACACTGAGTTTTTTGAAGGTGTGCGGTTGGCGTATGATGCGCTGATTACTTTTGGCGTCAAGAGTGTGCCAGAAGCCACTGTG